CTTGACCTTAAATAGCCATGCGGACTCGTTGTTCCGTCATCAGACTATTATAAGCTCCAAACTCACCGTATTTATCCTTTTTGCTCGTATAATTCTCCATCGCAAAAGCGGGGACGAACCTTGGATAAGCTTCATCGACACCTAATTCAATTAGGACCTTTCTTACGATTGGCCACATTTTATAGTTATCTTTGTAAGCTGCAAAAAGTCGAGCTAATCTGATTTCCTTGGCGTCGTTCTGCCGAGTATCCCAGCTTCTCTCGGAATAAACTAATTTTACTACACTAGTTGTGATAGGTCTAAAACACCTACCACCCTTCCACTGATGTGAAAGGAATTCAAGAACACGGGCGTTCCGGTTAAACCTCTGTTTCTCTTGGTGTAGATTCATCCCAAAAGACGACAAAGCAACACGAGCCATTCTCTTCAAATCCAACTTTTCATGTAAACCAACGATAGAATCATCGCCCATTACTAAGATGTTATCTGAATAGATATCTAGACCTTGTTCAAGGGTCAAGTACTCGATTAAAATCAGGTTCACAATGGTGCCAATAATACCGGTAAAATAACTACCACTTGGTATTCCACTGCGTTTCCCGTAGTATACTCTACCATCGGGCATTAGAATTGGTGTAAAAATGAAATAATTGACAATCTTCCGCCATTCACCTTCATCAACGCTACCTTCTTTAAAGAAACTTTTCACAACCGCAAAAGCTGTTCTGATCAATTTCTCACTTACAGTATTGTCGAAACCACTCCAATCGAACGTTCCTGAATAAGGCTTCCATGAGATATAATTGAGACGTGCACCAATATCACGAGTAGGTAACCCCATCGCATAAGGTGTTTTTGATTGCACTAATTTCTCAATCACAGGTCTAGCATACTTGCCTTCTGAAATAGTCGTGTCCAAGGGATAACCCCAAACAAGACGCACTTTCTGGCGCCACTCACCCTTCTCGTTCTGCCGAGCCTGAGTTCTGTAATATGCAACACATGGATCCTTTCCGACTTTATCTTTATCATATTTCCACCCCACTATCGCTTCTTTCTTAGAAGTGAAGTGTGGTGCACCAGCACTCGCCGTCCATTTAAGAGTCCTTAAAACTTCATCTGGATGGAAAGGTACTAACGAACCGCGCAATTTAACGAAATGTTTAAAAACTTTTGTTAATGCACGATGAAACAGACTATTGTCTGGTCGGAATGTTTGCTTTTGGTCATAGGCCATCAGAGCGGTGAACAGCTCCTCCGGTTCGTATTTTGACTGCGCCATGACATCATCATCAAAGATGAAACCTTGGTGTATCAAACACGATTTCGTGACATCATCCTTTATGATGCCCTTCTTTCTATTAACCATTTCGAGGTAGTCCGCAAGCTTACCATTGGTATCAGCGTATTTATACCGCAATGCTGCAAACGGTTTGGTTGTGTTAACCATGCTAATTCCTCCTGTTAAGAGTGTGAACAAACCCACTATAGCTAGCGAGAGTGAAACTTCTAGGGAACACAAATTATGGCCTAGAAATGTAAAACCATTTTGTTACCAAAACTCAA